GTAGCACCTCGTGCTAAAAAAACGCCCTCATTGTGTGCGCCCTTGCGTGAGTTACATGGTGCGCAGCATGCCACTAAGTTATCTAGTTCATGGCCACCACCGTTGGCTCTAGGTATTACATGATCAACCTGTGTAGCCTCACCACTACAGTATGCACAGATGTATGAGTCACGCTTGAGTACACGCAATCGCTGATCCTTCCAGCGTTGAGTGCCTAACTCCCTATGACTTGCAGCTCTACTCAATGCCAACCCTTATCCTTAAAGTGCTTCCATGCTTTGCATGCACTCCCATCATACCTGTGATCTAGATAGCGATGGTGCAACTGGATCTGTTGCATTGGATTCATGTCTTTAGCAATTGGATTCTTGATTTGTAGTAATCCATACACATAGCTCTTAGTAGGACTAGATAGATTACCAATGGCTTTATGATTCCAAGCCGATTCCTTTGCTATAAGTAGTTTAATGCATTTAGCCTCATGCTTAGGCATAGTGGCATTTATGTATTTACGAGGATTGTATTTGAAGCTATCTATTTGCCCAGTATTAGCGGCATCCATTGGTGATAATAGAGTTATCCCAATAGCGATGGCTACCGAGCGAGCTATCCGCAAGCGGCTCGCTCTGTGCCCCTTATGGGCACTAGCCCTGAGAGTACCATTCATGTCAAACTCCTTACTATAAGTGCTGGTCAGACGGCGTGTCGATTAGTCCTTGCCCCATCCTTTGCCCTTAAAGTGAATTGGATTAGCTGTGATTATCTTTGTCATTGGTTCATTACAATACTGACATAAGACTATTGGTCGATTGTGCCATCCATGACTGATCTCTTGATTAAGATTGCATCGTTTGCATTTGTAGTCATAGGCTGGCATGTTAAACATTTCCTTATCATGTATGACCCACATCCAGAACACCGGTCAATGTCTGCTTCTGTAGGTTCTTTGTCTAAGTGACCGTATTTGAGCTTTAATAATGGTAGCAAGTCACCGAATCGGATGATGCAGGCATAGTCCTCTACATTCGTTCCTTGTCCGTTCAATCTCAAGATTGCAAAACCCAATTCCCCCGAAATGGCTGTGCGTGCTTGGTATTGTCGGATCGTTGCCAATGGGTTAAACGATTTTCTGGCCTTGACTTCTGCGTCAAAAGGGACTCCAGTAATGTCTTTACCCTTTCCACGACCAACGGATGCGAACTCCCAGACAGATGATAGGTAATCTGCCACGAGTCGCTCGGTCGCGAAACCTCGGTATTTCCTATGCTGTGAAGCCATTAACTAAGTATCCCATTGCAAAGGATAAAGCTAGGGCTAACCCAGTCAGTATCGAAATAAGTGTCTGTTTATCCATTGACTGCATGACACTTTCTGCACTGCCACGCACCAACTACAGGCTTTTCTTCCTTAATTACAATGTTAGCAACAATGTCTCTTGCTTCTGTTGGTTCATTACATAGTTGACAGTTGATGATTTCTATAAATGGAATGTCATCGAAGTTGACCCATCCACCTAGTCCATCTGCATTATGTATCTCAATGTAACCCATTATGCTCTCGCTTTCTGTGGTTCCCATGTGCCTTGACTGCTTAACTGATACCAGAGTGTTGGACACTTAGGCTCTGATCCCTGTACTCCAATGTGCCGGCAGAAGTAGCCACCCCAAGCACGACCATTCTTGTTGCCATCCTTAAACTCCATGTCGCCATGTTTGCAACTAGGCACAACCTTTGCAGTACCTAAAATCTCTGCAACGGTATCAACAGCCTTGTCTAGTGTGACAGGTGCTGGGACTTGCTTGATTGACTCACCTTGCTCACCAAATGGTGTAGTCCAGTAATCAACATGTCCTTCTGTTACAGGCTTTGCAGCCTTTTGCTCATTAACCCTTTGCATATTCTGTTTGGTAGGCTTTTTGGCTGTTTCTAAAACTAGACTTAAACTGCGACCTATTGCGCTCGACGATGTATCTTCAACATACCATTTACGCATGCCTGAGTTATATGTAGAAGCATCACCGAAAGCATAATCAACAGCCGCAGGCAAAGTATCTGTAGAGTTGCGATAGATCTGCGCAGAAATGAGGACAATACCCTTCTCTGGATTAAATTGAATGACATCTGTAACGATCCTTCCCTCTGGATAAGCCTTTTGAAATCTCAGCACTCTAGCTGCGACATCTTCGTAATCATCTAAATTAAACATAAAGCTCATTCTCCGTTAATGCTAATGATCCACCAATGGCGCCATAGCTGCATAGATCGACCCAGTTGTCGAGATGTTGTGCGGATTGATTAGTCCTTGCAAGTTTAACGAGTACCATGATCCCTGCCACCTGATAGTCATGTATTGGCATTTGTAGGTATGCGCTGAGCAGCATTGCTGTGTGTTGCATGTTATCCGCAGGGTGACCGTATGAAAGGCCACGATCAGTGATTGTGTCGGTGGCTGATTGTAAGATTTCACTTGGTTTCATTCTGACCAAAATTCTTGACGGTTTACAGCTCGGCCTCGGTGATAGCCTTCACGAAATCCTTTGTTGTAATTACCCTCTGAAACATGTGCGTAGATTATTCCTACCAAAATAGGAAACAGCAGTAAAGCTGCTCCGATAATCTGATTGTCAGTCATCTTGCTCCTATCGCACCAGCGCCCTCGGCTGGTGACAGGCTTAGTGTTGCACAGCCCTGCGACTATTTGTGTTTAATTTGATAACGAAATGATAACGATTCTGCTTCATCAACTGCATCGTCTATCGTCTTGCGAACAGGAAAGATGTCCCTAACGAGGTCGTCCATAGACCTTGCCATTGACTATAAATGTGCCGTTCTTTTCTATGTAAATTAGATCGACTTGAACATTCTTGCCATGCACATACATGATGGCAAAAGCCTGTTGCCAATTAGCCGTTCCTTTGGTGTATGCGGCCTGTTTGAAGTCCATTAGATTGCCTACCTCAACCCCATGCAGAACACGCCCCAAACGGCCTCCTATGGCTTCTGAGAAGGATGTACGGCCTGCCCTATGGGTATGTCCAGAGATTATGTTAGTGCCGGTACGCCTAGCCGCTTCCATTGCGCTTAGACCGCCCTGTGACTTGATAGGTGTGTGATCCCCATGAACCGCCACCCAGTTAGGTGCCAACACCATAGGCTTTTTATGGAAGGTAATGCCAAGCTCATCGAACTTCATAAATTTCTCAAAGCGCAGCTCTGGCAAGGATAGGAAAGATGGGATCTTTTTCATAATTATGTTGTAAATTCGATCCGTATGATTTGATCTTATGCAATCGCTTACACCCAGCTCCCAAAGCAACTCAACACAGCGATCACGATCATCGCCTAGAGTCTGTTCATAGGCTAGAGGTGTGCCATCTGACCACTTGCTTATTGTCTGGAAATCGATCTCATCTCCAATAGTGACAGTTTGATCTGGCTTGAAGGTTTGTAAGAACTTGGCTATGTTGCGTGTTACATGTACATCCTCAAAGGGAACTTGAAGATCAGACAAAATAACTATTCGCTTAATCGTCATCCTCATCTTCGTAATCGCCGAACCTTTCTGGCTCAACTGGAGATGGCAAGATCCATGCTGGATAAGACTGTGGCTCTGTAATCATAAACAAAGCAATAGACTCTGGAAAACCAGCCTTCTTTAAGGATTTGTAGAACTCATGCAACCCAATGCAGTAAGCATCAAGTGGAGAATAACCCTCATCTACGAACTTGTTAGTTTCTTTTCTCGCCATGTGTTAATTGTCACTTCTCTAGTATGCGAATAACGGTTTCGACACGCGCTTCAAGCGATGAGATTCGAGCATTAAATTCATCACGCATAGATGAGCCTGAATTAGGTTTGAGTTCGTTTAGGTAGTGCTTTACTAACCATCGCACCGAGCCAATAAATGAACCAATAACGGTCGTAGCAGCAACAGCAAGAACCGCCATGTCCTCCACAGTCATTATCTTTTTGGTGTTGCATATCCAAATATGCCTGAAAGTATTGACCACAGGATTGCTCTGTAGTCTGCATCGAAATTAGTTGCTGACCATGCTGCTAGAAATGCTCCTGCTGCAAGGATTGTTGGGTTCTTTAGGTTCATAGTTTTCCGCCTAACATAGGTATTTGATAAAATTCACCCAGTAAGTCAGCTTCTTTCTTAAAGCTGAAATGCACATGGTGATTGTGTTTGTTAGCCCCTGTGTACTTGCGCCACTTCCACCTAAGAATAGGGGAGCAGATTGACCCGTTAAAAATAATGTAAGACACACGCTTCTCGGATCCTTTTTTACAGGCAAGACGAATTTGATCAACAAGGTCGGGCATGAGGTCGGGCTTGGCTTTGCCGGATAAGTCACGATCGATGTCGATGGCGCGTACCCAGCCTTTGATATCTGGATTATGATCAGACTTACGAGAACCATGTCTGGTATCACCGATCCAACCATCCGATGTGCGGTCACGATCTGGGTAGGCATCATCGAACTGCTCACGAAGCTGGATCGCCGCTTTAGATAGTTTCGCGCTCATACAAAGGCACAATCCATAGACAAGTTTCTTCATCAAAACCAATAGCATCTTCTGGCTCAGGTGGAATAAAGGCATCACGCACTTCATCGTAGGTAAATCCAGCAGCCGCATAGTTCTTACGGATGTTTCCATTATAGGAAGTTCGCTTGCATACTTGACCGCGAAAGTTTCCATACCAAGTTTCTGTGTCTAATCCTTCAATTAGTTCTGTTTCATCAACACCGACAATAACCTCAGTGACAATGTTGTTTTGATCTAAGAAAGCGTAATGTGCCATTATGCCCAACTCACATTTCCAGTACCAGCTGTAATTGTAGAAACTTTGAATCCACCTGAAGGTGCTGCTGTTGTACCTGTTAAACCTGCTCCGATTGTAATTGTTCTAGTGTCTGGGTATTTAAGAATGACAATTCCTGAACCGCCGCTTGCTCCAAATGCTTCAGCTCCGCCACCACCGCCGCCGCCAGTGTTTGCAGTTCCAGCAGTTAATCCACTACCACTTTGCCCACTACCAGTACCACCGCCGCCAGTACCAGCAACTCCACTGCCACCTGCTGCAAATCCAGCGCCACCGCCACCACCTGCATAAGTAACTGATGATCCTGAAATGGAATTGGATAAACCGTTACCACCGCTACCACCAACTGAATTTGCGCGACTCGCACCTGCTAATCCGCTAGTTCCTGCTGCTCCAGCGCCACCGCCACCACCAGATGACCACCAACTTGCTTGAATACCATTACCGCCAGCGTTTCCTTGACCTGATGGAGATGCTGCACCGCCAGTACCCTGTGCGCCAGCGTCAGCGTTACCGCCGCCGCCAGAGCCACCATCGGCACCATTTAATGAAACGCTACCTGCGCCACCACCGCCAGCAGTTGAAGTAATTGTGTCAAAAACAGAGTTATTTCCATTTACTGTTGCTGAAGTGCCACCTGCGCCACCTGCGCCAATAGTTACTGTGTAATTAGTACTAGGCAATAAAGATAAACTAGAACCACCGATAGAAGTGCGATAACCACCTGCGCCACCGCCGCCACCTGAAAGACCTGCATTGGATCCACTACCAGCGCCGCCACCTGCAACAACAAGGTAGTCAACAAATACAGCGCTAGGGCCGCCAGCGCCATCCATGATTCCAACTGAAATTCCAAACATTATGCAATTCCACCGATGACATGCCAAGTATCTGTGCCAGTCTTAATGCAAGAAGCTGCTTTGTATTGTGCAAGTGTAGGTGCTGCCGCTACTGCTCCAGCCGAAAGAATTGTTGTAGTGCCAGAAGTCACTGCGTTGATTGTGCAGATGCCTACACCGATGTTGATGATGTTAAGCACTGTGCCAATAGGAAAGGCTGTAGTGGCGTTTGTAGGGATTCTAAAGGTACTTGCAGAAGCGTTCGACTGAGTGACGAGTCTGCTGTATTGGTCATTAGTTGTAGCTGTGTAAGTTGTGCCAGTCTGTGCGTTGAGTGTGTAGGCTGGCAGAAAGTTCATGTCTGCTGCTGTAAGTACATCACCGCTTACAAATGGGTATGTCATTTATTCTCCTAGTATGCCAATACGGATGTGTCAAGGATACCGTATAATGTCGAGTCAAGGATGAAGCCATCCAAGACATTTTCTTGTGTTGTGAGGATTGTGCGCCATGTGTTAGGCGTGATGCTGTGGGCTATGCCTTGACATTGGAGAGTCTTGACAATGGTAGTGCCGGCCACATTCACATTTGTAATCTGCATTGGGTCAAAGTAATCCAACCCTAAAGCTGCTGCTACCCCTGCCCCATAGCCTAGAGTGACTAGATCAAGGGTAATAGTTTCAATCCTGAGAGTGGTGTCTTTGCGAGAGGCTACAAAGTTAGAGGCAAGGTTTAAAGCTTCTGCATCTGTCTGCATAAGCATGTCATTAGCTGTAATGCTGTGGAGAAAGAACTTATCTATCGAGTCTTGATTAGAGGCAGTCTGTGGCGATCCACCTGTTCTAGTAACAGTTGCTGAGTTCACAATAGTCTTATCATCTAGGGCAAAGGTAATCCCAGCATAAGGAATGTCTGTAGATCCAGTGGCATTGGAAAAGACTGTAGGTGTTGCTGTGCCTGACTGATACACAAAATCTCTGTCTTTGAACACCGCGTTGCCAGCCTTGTCAAAATAGAACCCGCCCTGCTCTGTGAAAGTGCATGTCTCGATAGCTGCTAAAGCAGTTCTAGTCGTTGCTGGATCTGCCTGACATAAGGTGTTGCCAGTCATAATTGACCTAGCACTTGATGGCCAGCCGATAGTGTCTAGGATCTTATCTACTCGTGTGCCAGTGTCTTGACCTGCTGCTGAACCTGTGACGGTCGTTACATTGGAGTTAAAAATCAATCTAAATGCATCTGTACAGACTAGATCAACATAGCCAATTTCTTGATCTTTAGGGTATGTGTAAAGGTATTCCTGAATGTAACCCTTGAAGATTGGATAGACAGTGCCTGAGTAATTGGCTTCGATAATAATTGAGCGTAAAGGTACAAGATTAGGATAATAAGGGCTTGAAGTGTTTTGTGGATTCCAGTCACCATTTTGATCAAGGATGCGAACTGTGGCTGTACCTGCAAGATACTTATCCTGAAACAGGTTGCGCTCTTTGCGTGTATCTATCTTGGAGACTTGATTGGATACATCGATGATAATTTGGCCGGGCTCACCTAATACTGCAAAGTCAAGCTGTGAAGTATCTAAAATAAATGGCGTGGCAAAGGATGCTCCACCTGTAAGGTTGATCTTTACAATAGGGGTTGCTGGTAACGCCATTAGTACACCGTACTGTAATTAACTGGAGTACCTGAAGCCTGTTGTGAGTAAAGCCCCTGAGTAATGGCTGCGACTAGATCGCGCTCTGTTGTAACTGAGCCTTGAACAGAGATGTTAACAATAGTGTCACCATTAGGAACTGCCTGTTGGCTAAGTGAATTGTAGCCATAAAGCGGAGTGGTAGGGATTAGGTTCATGTCAAACTGGCCACCGAGTGAATTGTACTTATACAAAGGCTCAGCTGTGATTCCACCAGCAATAGGATTAAATTTAGGTATTTCAATCTTGGCTAATTTAGCAAACTCTAATGCAAGCTCTTTTAAGGTTTGTAGCCATGCATTAAATGGGTTGCTTATAGAATCAAACATGCCAGCCTTATCCCGAAGGTTGCTTAATTGCTGAGCATTATTGACTAAAGATTGTGAGATTCTAGCAGCGGCATCAAGGTTGCCTTGATTGATTGCTTCTTCAAGATCATAAATGTTTTGTTTTAGGCCAACTCTTACTTTTTCTTCTTCTGTGAGTTTGCCTTGAGCGGCGGCAGCTAATTGGATTGCTTCTTCATCAAATAACTTCTGGCCTTGAGAAAGCAGTAAAGCGGCTTTGTCTAAGGCTTCTTGCTTCTTCTTTTCTGCTGCAATCTGCTTCTGAGTAGATGCTAACTTTTTTGCTGTAGATAGTTGCTGTGTACCTAGTTTAGTGATCTTTGTATCAGACTTAACTTGAGCCTGTTTAGACATGTGCTCATTCTTATTGTAAGCAAGGCGCTCTCGTCTTTCCTTGCCAGCCTTGCTAAAGATAATGCCAGTGCCTATGTCCTCGAACAAGAATCCTAAAGCAGAGCCTAATACTGGGATTGCTTTAACTTCTTTAATAAACAATGCGATGCCAGTAGTTGTGTCAGAAATAGCAGTGGCAAGGCTTTGCATGTCTGCCACTACATTGGAGATTGATCCACCATCGCTAAGCAATTTAAGTGAGTCAATTAAACCAATACCGATAATCTCAGTTGCCTCGGCTGCACCTGCTGAAAGGATGGCTAATTGTCCTGAAAAAGTCTGAGCTGCTGCACTTGCTGATCCTTCAAAGGTATCTGCTAATTGTGTTGTGATTTCCTCAAAGGATTTACTCTTTAGATCAGCCTTGCTAAGTCCTACACCTAAGCGAGTGAGTGCTGTGTTGTTACCTAAGTATGCGCGACTCAATGCCACAGTTACCGCATTGACATCCTTGCCAGTTGAAGCTGAAATGTCTAATGCTAAGTTGAGTAGTCTTTGGCTCTCAGCAGATGACTGTGTTGCTACCGCTAACCTCTGATAGGCTGGCCTTAAAAGGTCATCAAGAATACCGAACTCAGATTGAAGCCTAGAGATGTATTCCTCAGTGCTTGCAACATCTCTGGCTAGACCAACATTCTCAAGTGCCAGTGCTAATTGCTTCTGTGCTTTAAGGTCATCGGCAGCAGCCTTGACAGATGTTTTGGCATAGTTTAGAACTGCTGCAGTACCAAAGGCTAAGCCAAAGTTTCTGGCAAGGTTCTTTACATTTTTAGTAAGTTTATCGGTAGCAGTTTCTGCTTGCTTAAAACCCTTTTTACCTGTGAACTCCGTTGCGATGTCAATGACTACATTGGCCATGATTAACCTCTCACCGTAGCTCGATCATTGAGCCGTCTAGCTGCGCTTTGGATTGCTTCTAATACTGCAACTCTAGCCTTGCCATTATTCTCATCGTAAGCACGATACAAAGCCCGGCCTCGCATCTTGCCATCACCACGCATTACTGCGCCTGACTTAGCAACTTGATTCTTTACAAAGCGACTTTCTGGAGTCTTGCGCCCCATTGTCTCGTAGATCGCTCCAGCGGCTGTTTTGTTAAACACGCGAGCTAATGATCTGAAACCTCGGCTATTAGGCTTTGATGGTGTTGTCTTATAGCCTACGCCTGATTTGACCACTCTAGGATCAAAGGCTGGAAAGGTTGCCTCTGACATCTGGCGTGGTAGCCATCCACTTAGTACTTGGCCTCGATCTGGCAAGTAACCTTTAGCAGATTTTGTTATTGGCTTTAGTGCATCGCCTATCTCTTTAGGCAGTTTCTTAGCCAAGTCTGGAGTAAATTCTCTCAATGACTTACGGAGATTAACGGCGCCTTTTACTGTTGCTGGCATCTTTAATCTCCTTTGCTTCATCACTTAGACCTTGCAATAATGCATCTAGCATTACTTTATCTAACTCTAATAAATGTTGTGGCGCGATCCCTAACCTTATGCTTAGCCTAGCAATAAGGTAGGTGAACGGGAGATCGCGCTTTAAGCTAAAGGGTCGGAGTCAAGCACCTCAACACTTTTAAGTGTTTCAATGAACTCTATCCCAAATGGCTTTACAGTCTCACCAGACCTACGAGTAATTTCCCATGCAAGCCAATAAACATCCGATTGCTTTTCCTCATCGCGGAAAGCCTTATGGAAACCCTTTTTAGCAAATAGTTCGAACGAATACTCCACTGCTGGACTAATTTCGCCTTCTAATACACTTCCATCTTGTCGAACGATCTTTAGTCTTGCCATGTTTAGCCCCTTTGTTTAATTGTTTAGAATGTGCCTGTTGTTGCTACTGCAACGGTTGAGTTAGCAGTGAATGTAATTGACTGTGTGCCAATGTCTCCAACAGCACCATTGATGTCTGTTGTGTTATTGACTAGCAAAGATACAGTGTAGAGAGGGTTTGTAGCAGATACTGCTGTTCCCTTTGTTTGTAAGAATACACAGGTAACTGTTGTACCCCATGCAGCTTGTAGTGTTGCCAATACATTTGCTGATGCTGTGTCATTTAGAAAGTCAATAGTTACTGTTGATGCCTCTAAGCCCTTTACGAACTTGTGTGAGTTATCACCCATCGCAGTTACTTCTAGTTCATCAAATACTCTGTTGATTGTTACTGCTGTTACATGGTCAGAAAGATCAACAGTGTTAATCTTCACGCCCACATTGTTATTTAGAAATACAGCCATGAGATTATTCCTCGTCTTTCTTAGTAGTTGCTGGCTTTGGTGATGCTGGTGCTACCTGCCCGATTTTGATCAGGAAGGCTTCGTTTTCTTTTTCCCACTCGGACATTTTAACTCCAACTCGTAAGGATTGATACGGACATCTCGCAGCTGAGTAGGTCACCCGATGCAGCATTGAGAATACTAGGTGCGCTTATTGCGCTTACATTATAGGTCAAAGATGATGCAGCGAGCTTTGCAAACACGCCACAGACTGCATCTTCTATACCGTTGAGATTGCCTTCGTTGTCGAAAAGCGGCACAGTAATAATAATCTTAAAGTTAGCCATAGGGCTGATTGTGATGTGCTGATTATTGCTAGGTGTTAGATAAGGATCATCTGGAGACACGATCACAGAGTTAGCCAAGACAGTTGCCGGTGGAAAGGCAAATGTTTGCCACTTAGCATTATCTACTAATGCAGTTGCTAATGTGGTTCTAAGGGTTGTGACTGCAACTGGCATTATCCCACCATCGAGCGTGGGTCTAGTGCATGTGCGATCAATCCTCGCACCTTAGCGAGAAGCTGTGCGCTCATTCGATAAGGGGAAGGCTGGAAGTCAATGGCGTTAGAACCTGAAAGTGTTGCGGTTCTTGCTTGCCAGATTTCAACAGCGATCATCAAAGCTGCGTTCTGCACTGCTGTGTCAGTTGTCCAGTCTGTGTAAGTCTCACCTGTTACTGTACCGAAAGGTTCAATAGGATGTTTTGGCTGAACTACTGTGTGAGTTGTAGTAACAGAAATTGAATAAGTATCTACTGCTGTGATTGTCTTTGATCCATTGTACTTCGTGCCTGAGTTGGCAATAGTTACGGTCTGACCTACATAAAAAATGTCTCTAACTGGAATGTCAAAGTATAAAGTTCCTGTGCCCACAACATTGCTGTGCGCTACTGAAAACCAAACAGGTTTCCATAGCATAGGAAGTAGGACTGCATCTGAAGCATCACATACTTCTTGAAGGGTTGCATCTGGATACAGGGTGCCAACGCCAAGCGTAGTGCGTAACTCGCTGACTGTGGTTAGTGCCATGTGCAATCCTTTCTAAAGACTCTA